GAGGGCTTTGCATTCTGCTTCGGTATACGTTTTACCGAGCATAATGTCTTTTCCGGTATGCCCGTAACATACAGTCCATACACCAACGATATCTTTATATGGTATGTAGCTGACGCCTTCCAGACCATCGTTACCACTTGGTCCAGTGATTAACACAGATGCTATAGCAATAGCCCCGCCACTTATCGCCGCTATTACGCTATTTCGTAGTGCCGGTGACATTGCCATTCAATCTGTCCTCGCGCTCTTTGCGCTTGTAGTACCAGTTGATGCCAAATGTGCCGACAGTACAAAGAATACCAATGATGACAGCCCAGTCATTCAGGGAGAGAATGCCACCCATCGCAGTCAGTCCTCCGAAGCTGTAACTGAACCATTCTCTGATTTTGTCCATACGGTACATGCTCTACCCCTTCATTGAGGGGATTTGCTCTATTTAATTAGGAATAAGGTCGATTACTGATAGAACAAATCCAGGCTACTGTGTTTAGTAATCAGATTTGTTCGTGACCGATATGCACGGGCAAAACGGCAGGAGGTTGTTAGCGCGACCTCCTGCCACCCGCTTTCACGAAGATCATGTGTAGAAGGCAGCAGCGTAACTATCACTGATGAATTCAGGATAGCCAGTGGCTACGGCTCAGTTTGGGTTGTGGCGGCCGGAATCGAACCGGCTTCCATCGGTGCGCTGCCGATTGCAGTACGCGCGGCGGTCAGCTACATGACTAGTATTTTCACTGTCGCCTATCTGCTAGCTCGCCATTGAGCTTCACCACAACGATAAGAGCACTGCGCGGCACCTTTCACCAATTCCGCGAGGTCTGCGGGTTCAATGCTCTTACCTGTTGCACAGATATAAAAAATCCCGAAACCGTTATGCAGGCTCTAACTATTACCTGCGAACTGTTTCGGGATTGCATTTTGCAGACCTCTCAGCCTGCGATGGTTGGAGTTCCAGACGATACGTCGAAGTGACCAACTAGGCGGAATCGGTAGTAAGCGCCGCCTCTTTTTATCTCACTACCACAACGAGCGAATTAACCCATCGTTGGGTCAAATTTACCCAACTTTATTCAAAAAGTCAATATCATGCCGTTAATATGTTGCCATCCGTGGCAATCATGCTGCTAACGTGTGACCGCATTCAAAATGTTGTCTGCGATTGACTCTTCTTTGTGGCATTGCACCACCAGAGCGTCATACAGCGGCTTAACAGTGCGTGACCAGGTGGGTTGGGTAAGATTTGGGATTAGCATCGTCACAGCGCGATATGCGGCGCTTGCTGGCATCCTTGAATAGCCGACACCTTTGCATCTTCCGCACTCTTTCTCAACAACTCTCCCCCACAGCTCTGTTTTGGCAATATCAACCGCACGGCCTGTACCGTGACAATCTCTGCATCTTGCGCCCGGCGTCGCGGCACTACGGCAATAATCCGCATAAGCGAATGTTGCGAGCACTTGCAGTACCTTTGCCTTAGTATTTCCTTCAAGCTTTGCCACACCACGGTATTTCCCCGATACCTTGTGTGCAAATTGCATCAGATAGTTGATAGCCTTTTGTTTGTCGTTCTGGCTGAGTTCATGCTTACCGCAGAATGCAGCCATTCCGAATCCGGCTTGTGATTGCGCCATCCCCATAGCAGCCATCACATCAGTACCGGAAAGAGAGTCAGAAGCCGTAGCCCGTGGTGAGTCGCTCATCATCGGGCTTTTTGGCGAATGAAATTTAGCTACGCTTTCGAGTCTCATGGCCTTCCCCTTTTGCCCTGTTTGACCATCAGGACGCCGTTAACTATTACGTGACGCTCGCCTTTGCTGTCTCGGTTGTACTTGAGCACTGTTCCTCTTGCGCAGGAAAGCATCCTCGCCACTTCGGTCTGATTTCCTCGTGTCTGGATAAGAAGCTCTGGTATCGTTTGAATTGTGGCGTTCATGCGTTCTCCAGTTCGGTGATTTTTATTCCAAGCCTTCCGCCTGGTGCTTTCACACCACGAATTACGCGAATGTCATCGAATTGCTCGTCGTCTTCCGCAAATCCGGCGTGGATAAGTGAGTCGAGTAAACCTTTCAGGATGTTATCGAGGTCGCGGCGGCGGGAGTCTGGAACGTCTGCGATTACTTTGATGCGGAGTCGTGATTTGGTGAAAATGTCTAACTTGAGTTGGCGGATGATTTTCTGAACGTCTTTTCGGTATTTCTGGCCTTTATCGCTGATGTGGTATTGGCTTCCCCGTCTTCGCCAGTAGGTATTCACCGACGGCGGGTATGGAAGCACAAACTGATATTCGTTCATGGCTTAATCTTTCCCTCCTTCAGCAGTATCGCCTGGCTGAATACGACAAAGAGTGCGCGGGATTGCCACATCGAGTATCAGCAAGGAGAGAATATCAATCATCGGAACGCGGCAGAGAACGGTGTAACGCAGCCAAAAAGCGGTTCATTCAGAGCAACCCATGGAAAAGAAAAGCCCACATCATCGTGGGTAATTTTTTGCGCGACGGTAAGCTAATCCGACCACCACAATGTGAGTGCTGCGGATCAGAATGTAAACCACAGGCGCACCACTGCGACTACAGCAAACCAACCGATGTGATGTGGCTCTGCAAGTCATGTCATGTCGAGTGGCACAAACATAACAAACCTATCTACCCAGAAGAGGAACCAGTAACTCTCCCCTTCCCTCGTCACGCTATTCACGCAATTTAAGGACTTACATGAATCACTTGATGGTTGACCTTGAAACAATGGGCAACGGGCCATACGCGCCAGTTATTTCTATTGGGGCGGTATTCTTTGACCCGAATACCGGAGAAACAGGAGAAGAGTTCTCGGTAAATATCTCGCTTGAGTCATCAATGCGATATCGGGCGCGTCCTGACGCTTCAACGATTTTATGGTGGATGGAACAGAGTGAAGAAGCCAGAAAATCGCTAACCAGCAACACTCAGGAGCTTTCAACGGCTCTTTCATGGTTATCTGAATTCATCATAAAGAACGCTAACCACAAATTCGTTCAGGTTTGGGGGAATGGAGCATCATTTGACTGCGTTATTCTCCGAAACAGTTATTCGCTGACAGGGCAGCCAGTTCCGTGGCAGTGGTGGAATGACCGCGATGTAAGAACAATCGTCGAGCTTGGAAAGGTAATAGGATTCGACCCTAAGCGAGATATGCCATTCAAAGGAACTCGTCACAACGCGCTTGATGATGCCATCCACCAAGCCAAATACGTTTCAGCAATCTGGAAAAAATTAGCTAAATAATCAACAGGAGAAAATCATGCCAGCGCCTCTGTATGGTGCGGATGACCCGCGCCGCTGTTCCGGCAATTCCGTATCGGAGGTGCTGGCTAAATTCAGAAAAAACTACGACCTGATAATGTCGCTACCGCAGGAAACGAAAGAGGAAAAGGAATTTCGCCATTGTATATGGCTTGCAGAGAAAGAAGAACGCGAGCGAATTTACCAGACATCAATCCGACCATTCCGCAAAGCCACATATACCCACTTCCCTGAAATTGACCCGCGCCTGCGTAATTACCGCTCACGCTATGGCGCTATCAGTAATGACTGAGGAATTTACCATGAGAGGACTTGCATACAATCCCGGCATTCTTCAGGCAGAAATGATTATTCGCCAACGCGTAAAGCCAATGCCATCGAGAGAGGAATTGCTTAAGAGAAAGAGTTTCGGTTCTGTTAATGACAACAAATATCTGAATGCGATGTGGCGCAAAGGAGGCAACCAGTGAGTAATTCAGCACGACTACAGCTTGGTTTTTCACCGCTATCAAAAAACTATCATGCTGGCAAAAATGCGCGATGTTGAAGGTGGGCGTATGCGCGTTGGCAATGATCCAGGTCGTGATGTTACCAATGAGGATGCTCAATTGGTGTGGCAACTGGTCATGGCTGAAGGTGGTGAGATCGCGTGGGAGCTGGATGATGGTTCTCGCATGGTGTTGAAGGCAGAAAAACAGGAGGCAACCAGTGAACAAGATTGACTATCAGGCACTGCGTGAGGCGGCAGAGCGTGCAATTCAGGCAATGGAACGCCTGTTAATGTTGCCAGTTGATGATGATCTGATAAGCGAACAGGAACTTAAAGATTTCGGTGTGGATATTGATGCGCTCAACGCCTTCAAATTTCTGGCCGGACCAGAAACCGTGCTGGCACTACTTGATGAACGGGAAGCAGACAAAAAGCGCATTGCAGAACTGGAAGCTCGGGAAATAAAACCAGCCAAAGGTGAAGTTCTTGTCGTTGTTTCTGGTTTTACTGGTTGCGGAAAAAGCGCCATTGCCGGGGAAATAGAAATCGCGATGAAGGCTATTGGTGTACCGGTTCAGTGGACTAATGGCGATGCGGAAAAGCGCATGACAGGAGCTGACTGGCTGACAGCGATTGAGATGTACAAACCAACTGTGCGCATCGTGGAAGTTAATGTGCCACGCGTCGCTGGAATTCGCATCAAAGGAGAGTGATATGGATAAAAACACCACTGCCTACTGGAGTCTGTCACTTGATACCGAATGTCCCAAATGTGGTCACAATTTCGATCTGCTTTGTGATCCAGATTTCTGGGAGTTTTCTGGAGCTAAACAGGCATGTGAAGAAATAAAAGGTTACGAAACATGCTGTCCAGAATGTAACCATGAATTTAAAACAGATTTCGTGTATTGAGGCATAACAAATGACCACTATTACCAAAGAATGGCTACAGAAAACGATTACCAGCATTGAGTCAGCACGGGATGAAATGCCGTTCGGACTCGATGAAGATCAAAGCAACATGCTTACCGCAATTTAAAATTGCACTGGCATCACTGGAAGCAAAACCAATAGGTGCTTTCCACATTGCAGAACAGCAAGTTGACGGCACAAGTGACTATCTCAAGGATGGAGAATGGCCTATTGATAATGGGATTATTGAAGTCTACACCGCGCCGCCATGCTTCAGGGTAAAGGAGAGTGATATGACCACTATAATCGATAAGAAACAGTATCCAGGCGAGCAATATCTTAATGAGCTGATCACCAACATAGAGTTTGCTGCAAGGGCACCAGTTGAAGTCGTGAGAGCAATGGCAGCAGAGCTACAGAAGCGGCGCGAAGCTGATAGTGCCGAACCTGCAAGTAATCATGAAGAGTTGCCACTTGATTATCTCCAAGGTCAAAAAGATGGTCTTGAATGGGCTGCGCAGCTTGCAGAAGCAAATCACCCACAAACTGGCGACTGGCTTTACGATGACCCGCTGGAGCTGGCTAAAGCTATCAGAAAAGGTCCTGACATGCCCGAATTCGATGGACCAGCTCCGGTAACTCCGGATGGCTGGATAAGCTGTAGTGAGCGAATGCCAGATGATGGTCAGCACGTAATTATTTTATGTGATGGCGCATTCGTTCTTTATGCGCAATATCGAGACAGTGAGTTTTTTGATGTTGTCCGCAATGGTGAGGAGTTCTTCGAAACGCAGAGCCGCAATGTAACCCACTGGATGCCGCTACCGGAACCGCCGCAGGAGGCTGACAATGGCTAATCTGCAACTGGCAGTGAACGGCGAATACTTCGACCAGATGAAGCGGGGCGAGAAAACGGAAGAGTATCGCCTGTGTAATGACTACTGGAATAAGCGAATTATGTTCCGGGAGTATGACCGCCTGATTATCACAAAGGGATATCCGAAGCGCGACGATTCCAGTCGCAGAATTGATGTTCCGTATGGTGGATATGAAATCAAGACAATCACACATCCGCACTTCGGCGATAAACCGGTAAAGGTGTTCGCGATAAAGGTGAATATCGGCAATGAATAACATCCTCGCACTCGCGGGGATTTCTTTTATCTGAACTCGCTACGGCGAGTTTTGTTTTATGGAGACAAGAAATGTCAGATTTGGCTATGAAGATTTTGAAATGGCAATCGACTGGCGATGTCGGCATCAGTAGCGCAACTCTTGCCTCAATCGCATGTGGACTGAAAAAGAATATCTATGGTCATCACTTCGGCGCTCCACATGATGCAGCCGATTTCCGGCGATGCGTTGCACTTGTTGAGCAGATTCCAGAAATCAGAGATTCATTCGACAAGGTTGCAAAGCGCGTTCCGGCATTCAAAGGAATCCTCAACGAATGGGATTCACTCGTTGCTCTGTTGAAGTCTGAAATGAAGACGTACGGGAACAAAGCACCAGAGACTTACAGAAGAATCAGCGAGCTACGCAAGGACTAACCCGCCTCACACTCGATGAGGCATTTTCATTTATCAAGATATCCAGACCTACCATCGCCGCATCAATGCGGTTTTTTTATTGCCTGATTTGCAGGTTCGATTCCCTATTCGGAGATAGCACTCATGCAACACGAACTACAACCTGATTCACTGGTTGATTTGAAATTCATCATGGCCGATACTGGCTTCGGTAAAACCTTCATCTACGACCGGATTAAGTCCGGCGACCTGCCAAAAGCCAAAGTTATCCACGGACGAGCAAGATGGTTATATCGTGACCATTGTGAGTTCAAAAATAAGCTCTTAAGTCGCGCCAATGGGTAAAATAGCGGGTAAAATATTTTTCACATATAAAAAATACCATTCCAATCAATCCCCTGCCGCTTCAAGTAGATGTCTGCAGGGGACACCAGATACCCTTCAAACGAAATCTACCTTCACCCCGTAAAAGATGGGTTTGGCAGCACACTTGCCTTATATCTACTCATTTTTACTGCAACAGGTTGAAATCTCAGCACTGTCAGAAAGCGCTGATGACTAAACAGCCCTGGGCCGGGCGATGTAACCATCACACAGAATCCTGATAGCGAAATATGGCGTGACTCGATACTTCACTCCGCAATGCATTCCTTGATGAATTCGCAGGACCGTGATACACGGGACAGGTCACTGAATGACGACAATGTCCTGGAAATCAGCGAACCGCGCATCTGAAGTACATTTGAGCGACTGTACCAGAACATGAATGAGGCGTTTGGATTAGGCGATTATTAGCAGGGCTAAGCATTTTACTATTATTATTTTCCGGTTGAGGGATATAGAGCTATCGACAACAACCGGAAAAAGTTTACGTCTATATTGCTGAAGGTACAGGCGTTTCCATAACTATTTGCTCGCGTTTTTTACTCAAGAAGAAAATGCCAAATAGCAACATCAGGCAGACAATACCCGAAATTGCGAAGAAAACTGTCTGGTAGCCTGCGTGGTCAAAGAGTATCCCAGTCGGCGTTGAAAGCAGCACAATCCCAAGCGAACTGGCAATTTGAAAACCAATCAGAAAGATCGTCGACGACAGGCGCTTATCAAAATTTGCCACGCTGTATTTGAAGACGGATATGACACAAAGTGGAACCTCAATAGCATGTAACAGCTTCACTAATGAAATAATCCAGGGGTTAACGAACAGCGCGCAGGAAAGGATACGCAACGCCATAATCACAACACCGATAAGTAATGCATTTTTTGGCCCTACCCGATTCACAAAGAAAGGAATAATCGCCATGCATAGCGCTTCGAGTACCACCTGGAATGAGTTGAGATAACCATACAGGCGCGTTCCTACATCGTGTGATTCGAATAAACCTGCATAAAAGACAGGAAAAAGTTGTTGATCAAAAATGTTATAGAAAGACCACGTCCCCACAATAAATATGACGAAAACCCAGAAGTTTCGATCCTTGAAAACTGCGATAAAATCCTCTTTTTTTACCCCTCCCGCATCCGCCGCTACGCACTGGTGATCCTTATCTTTAAAACACATGTTGATCATCATAAATACAGCGCCAAATAGCGAGACCAACCAGAAGTTGATATGGGGACTGATACTAAAAAATATGCCGGCAAAGAACGCGCCAATAGCATAGCCAAAAGATCCCCAGGCGCGCGCTGTTCCATATTCGAAATGAAAATTTCGCGCCATTTTTTCGGTGAAGCTGTCAAGCAA